CCCCTGCGCTGGCAGGGCCACGGGCCCATCGTGGCAGCCGCTGAACCCAGGATGCGCCAGGATCGCCTCAGCCAGCGCAGCAGCGCCTAGGTCGTGGCTGCCATCCACTTTCCTGATGATCGCGGCCAACCGCAGGATGTGGCCTACGCGGGGAGGAAGCCCAGGCGAGGCCGTGGCAGCAGCCCGAGGATCCGGCCCACCGTGCAGCACGTCTAGGTGCTGGCTTGGCGTCAGGCCGCCGGAGAAGTCGGGATCGTGCAGCTCGGCTAGGTTTACTGGCTGAGCGGCGGGCTGAGCAACCGGAGCAGGCCAGCGGGTGATGGCAGCGGTGATCATGTCGTGCAGGGTTGAAAGAGGGCTAAGTGGTGGTGCACGGAAGACATCAGCATCAAGCAATGCGCCGTTGCTGCCTGGTACAAACCCAAACTCTTTGCACAGCTCGGCAACATCGTCAAGGCTCGGCCCTTCTGCCTGGGCTGCGGCTTGGGCGGCAATAGCGCGGGTCTGGGCCCATGCCAACTGCTCGGAGGAATCCAGCGATTCCCATTGGTTGAAGTCGTCAGCCTGCGCGTTCCACTGCTCGCGTAGATCGTGCTCTGAAAATGGGCCGGGTTCAACCTGTCCTGGATTGGAAGACAGGGCAATGAGGCGGGGGTCGGTCATCGGTGGTGGTGGTAAGGGGCGCCGGAGGCAGGTCGGTCCCTGCGCTGGACAGGGAACCCTCCAGTTCGCCCATCCTAAGCCATTGCGGTTTCCTAAGCCAGCACGGCAAGCTAGGGAAACGAAACGCCGAGCCATGCCTCCCGACCTCAGGGCGTTCCTCACCCTCCACGCCACGGTCTGCGCCAGGGATGAGGAGGCCACCCGCCAAGTGCTTCGTGATGTGGCCCTTAACCTGCCAGCCAAGACCGGGGACAAGGTCTGCTCCATGCTGGAGCGGTCTATCGGCACTGGCGCTCGGGTGTGGCTGCAGAGGCTGGCCTGAACCATGGCTGAGCGTACATTCCAATGCCGCCGCCACAGCACCTGCAGGGCATGGATTGAGGAAAGCGCCATTGAATGGCAGGAGGATGGTGGCCAGCGGCGACCATTCTGCGCTCCGGGGATGTGCCCGAAAGGCAAACGGTCGGACACGTCCGATGAACTGCTGGCGCTTCAACTCGATGCCCGCAGGCTCAGGGCGGAAACAAGGGACGCCAAGGCTGCAGCAGAGCGGGCCCTGGCCAAGCTGGAAAGGGTGCAGGATGCGCTGACCACGGCCCTGGAGATTCGAGACATTTTCGATCAGGGCACGATCACCGTGCCGGAGGATCCCGAGAAGGAGGAAGCGGCGCCGATCCTGATGATCAGCGACATCCACTGCGGCCTGGTTGTAAAGCCATCAGCGGTGAATGAACTCAACGAGTTCAACCCTGACATCTTTGATGATCGGCTCGATGCGGTGTTTCGCAATGCCCTCAAGATCATCAACGGCCAGCGCAATACGATGACCATCCGTGAGGGTGTGGTCTGGCTCGGCGGCGACATGATCGAGGGGGAGCTGCACAACGACGCCGTGCAGAATCAAACCCTCACCACCACGCAGCAGATCGTGCGGTGTCAGTTAGCCCTGGTGCGAGGCTTTGATTACCTGCTGGCTCATTCCGATCTAGAGCGGATCATGGTGCCCTGCAACGTGGGCAACCATGACCGGACCACCAAGAAGCAGCAGAGCAACGCTACGGAGAACAGCTTTGCCCATTTGATGTATCACAACCTTAGGCGCCACTACAGGGACCAGCCGCGCCTAGTGTGGCAGATCGCTGATGCCGACTGCCTTTACCTGGATCTATATGACAAGCGGATCAGGTTCTTTCATGGCGATTCGGTAAAATACAACGGTGGCGCCGCTGGCCCACTCTGGAACGTGGACAAGCATGTGAAGAACCTCGACCAGAGCATCCCAGCCGATAACACCTTCCACGGTCACTTCCACACCCTCAGCTTTGGTAGGGCTACCGGCAACGGCAGCCTTCCTGGTTGCGCCCCGTATGGGCACCGCCAGGGATATAGGCCCGAGCGACCGCAGCAGGGGATGCGCTTCCTGCACAGCCATATGGGTTTCGTTGGTTCATTCCCGGTCTTCACCGAGTAACACGTGTCCTATCGGATTGAAGGATCGCAGCTTGTTTCCAAACGTGTCACCAAAAATAGCTTCAGGAGGGAGATCATCAATTCATGGGACGGTGCCTGCGCCTACTGCGGATGCGAGCCCGAGAAGGTAACGCTCGACCACGTGACGGCAAAGGCCAACGGCGGGATGACCGTTAGGGGCAACCTTGTCCCGGCCTGCGCAGAGTGCAACGTGTCAAAGAACCACTGTGACGTGTGGGCCTGGTATCACGCGCAGCCGTTCCATACAGCCGCGAGAGAGGAGCGGATCAGGAGCTGGCTAGCCCAAGCCTGATCACTTCGCCTTCATGCCGCCCTTTGCTGGCTTGCCCTTCTTCGCCATCGCGGGCTTCTGACCCTTGGCAGTGCCCTTGCCTGCCTTGCCCATGGCCATGCCCTTGCCTGCCTTGTCGTTGTACACGGGGAACCCGATCACTAGCTGAGCTTTCCCGGAAACCTGAGCCAGATCGTGCGGCGCCATGGCTATCCCCATCCTCAACAGTTTGTGGCGGATCACCCCACGGGATGATCGTGAGCTGATCCGTGGCTATGCAGGCTGGCCCCTGTCGGTAACGAACCTGACCGAACTGACCTCGATTCTCAACCGGGTGGCGATCACCTCTTCCGCTGCTGTTGTGCAGGTGCAACGATGGATCGACGAGATCGAGAACCTGGAGGCGGACTACGCGGATCAGGTGGAGAGCGGCAAGGCGCACCTCAACAATGCAGCGAGCTACGAAGGCCCAACCCCTGGCAAGACCCTCAGCCGCGACGACCTGAAGAAAAAGGCCGATGTGTTGGAGTGGGACACCAGCCTGCTGCGGGTGAAGTACGAATCGGGCGGCGCTGGTGGGACGGCCGGCGCCGTGCTCGGCGGACGTTTGGTCACCTTAAAAGGGCGGATCTTTCAGACCCTGGGGATCGAGCCGGTCAGCGGCGCCGGAAGCGGCATGGCAACCCTGATTCGTAGCTGATGGCCACCGACTTCGCCCCCTACGCCAACCTGCGGATGCTCTGGCAGCCGCCGGGGGTGATCACCAGCTTCCGTGCGGGGGTGCCTGCTGCTGGCCCTGCGGTGGTGGTCGAGGCGTTCGCTAAGAGCCAGGGCCGCAGTGAGCAGGATCTACCGGAGGTAAAGGCAGGGTCGCTGATCTTGGAGGGCTACATCACCCGCTGGGCGCTGCTGGGCTCCGCAAGCTGGCTGGTGGCTGGTGCTTCGCTGAGCTGGGATGAGACGGGCTACAGGCCCGCTGGGATGCTGCCAGGCGCTACCGGGCAGGCAGTGCTCACGAACCTCACCGTGCTGCCCACCCTGGCCGATGGTGCTGAGCAGGGGCAACTGAGGATCCTGGAGCTGAGCCAGCCCTTCGGGGTGGGCGGTATCGGCAGCGAGCTACGCGAGGCCCTGGGGGACAAGTTCCGGGCGGCCATGTCCACTGCGATCTGAACCATGAGCATCCGCGTCGAAACCACCGTTACAGGCCCCGGTCCGGGGGAGCTGAACGGGAAGCTGCAGGAGATCACCCGCAACACCTTTGCCGAGCTGTTCGGGCGGTACCAGGCATCGTTTAACCCCTCGGCCTGGAACTGGCCAAGGGAAACGCAGCGCCGCGTGGGCACGGTCGGGAGCCCGCGCAACATCGTGGACATCGGCACCCTGCGGCAAAGCGGCACCTACACCTTCCCTGACGCCTATTCGATGGAAGCCCGCTGGAGCGCCCAGTACGCTACTGCCGTGCATGAGGGTGCCCGGCTGCGCAATGGCACCATTCTCCCGGCCAGGCCATGGACTGATGCGGTGAGGGGCACGGTGCAGGCACCGGGGATCACGCCGTTCCCGCTGGGGGTGAAGCTGCAGCAGCGGATCCTGAGGGCGGTGGCTGGGTCCTAGGTCGGTTGAGCAGGATCTACCTCCGTCGGCAGGAATCGAGTAGACGCTGGCAACCAGTACGTGAAAGGCCAGTGCTGCTCTGTCGTGTGCGGGACAAGCTTCCAATCCCAGATCAATCGCGCTTGGCCGCAGTGCATGATCTCCCTGGCCTGCCAGCAGTAGCGGAGAGGGAAAGTGCTTGCCCCGAGTGGCGGGATAACCAGGCAATCGGCATCCTCCGGCAGCCGCTCGCTCAGCGGGATGAGCTTCGGCGCGGGTGCAAGATTGCCCCATGGAGCATCCTCGTCTACACGCTCACCGACCACTTGCGCAGCCCACGTAAGCATCCCAGCAGTTTTTGGGCAGTCTTCATCAGCGGCCTGGGTAGCTTCTTCTACTAGCCAGGAAATCAGCGGGCCAAGAACCTCAAGGCTTGGCCCATCGCCTGCCGGGGAAGCTACAGGGCGCCCCCAGCGGGTGAGGATAATATCAGCCGTGTTCAGCGCGTGGATGCGAGCATCTGAATTGGGAAGGTCAGCCCAGCTTGGCCAATGCGGCTTGGCGTGATCGGGTGCAGTTGCAAGCATGGCATTTTCGTAGACGATCTGAGCTACTTGCTCAACGCTCGCCCCGGCTCCTCTTGTCTTATCCAGTTCGGCACGGAAGTCGGTCATGGTCGGTCGGTCGGTGGTGAATGGTGAAAAAAGGCAGTAGCGGAGTCATAAGGCAGAGCGTTAGATGCCTCTCACCACGCGCAGGCTGCCGTCTGAACTGCGCAGGATGAAGTTTCCGCGATTGATTTCGTTCTGCTTTGCCAGTTTGTAAAGAGCTATAGCACGGCGAAAGATTTCACCTCGTGAAAGGTCATGCTCTTGCTCAAGTTCTTCAAAGTCTGCTGCAAGTGCGTATGACATGCGTACAGCAAATCTTGTCGGGGGCTGCTTTGCTTGTTCCATGGTCGGTCGGTGGTGGTGAATGGGTGCCGGGGGAAGGGCGGCGATCTTAGCCTGCCTGCGTTAGCTGGCTGACTTGAGCGGTGATGGTTTTGGTTTCGGGAACCTCTAGCTCTGCTTCTAGCCAGTAACGGTTCTCACCTGGCTTCAACGAGTCGAAGGTGTAGCTGTGAAAATCCTCTGAACTGGAGCTGCTCCAACCCGCTGATGACCAGTCGCCATTGCAGTCAACTGAAACGGCAATACGGACTTTGACTGTTTTACTCATGGTCAGTCGGTCAGTGGTGGTGAATGGGTGCCAGGTGGGACGCCCCCCGCAGATGGACCCCACAAGGGCCACCCGGCCCCCACATCATAAGCCATTGCGCTTCCCTAAGCCACAACGGCAAACTGAGAAAACACAACAGCACCATGCCCCTCCCGTTCGTCACCGCCCCAGAAGTCAAGGTCGAGCAGGTGGGGGATGAGAGCACGGGCGTCCTCCAGTTCCCGGTGTTCAATGCCCTGTTGGTGGGGGAGCGCATCCTGCTCGATGAAATCGACTACCAGAGCACGGTGAACGAGCAGACCCACCGCCTAGCAAGCATCATCCGCGAGGCAGACGACCTGCCCGAGGCCACGGCGAACCTTGTGGCGGCCCGCCTGATGGCCAAGCACATCGGCATCCCGGTGGTGCTGGAGCCCCTGGAGAACGCCATCCGGCAGCGGGAGCACCGCCTGATCCGCGACATTGACAACCGCCTCAGCGCCCAGAACGAGGCCCAAGTCACCCGGCTGGTCACCGCCGCGATCGTCTACCGGCTGGGCAAGGTGGATCCCGACTGCGCCAAGTGGACCGACGACGACACCCGCAACCTCACCGAGGGTCTGCGCAACGCCATCTACAGCTTCATGCTGCGCGAGCAACGCGGCGGCGCGGCACCGGCTGATCCCAAGGCCACCCTGCAACTGATGGCCGACAGCCTGGGAAAGCCAAACCTGCCCCAACCGACTGGGGCGCAATCTTCTGGCGCCTGCACGATCTCTGGCCCCACAACCCCGCCTTCGCCCGCGAGCGATTCGCCTGGTGCCCTGAAGCCTTCATCTGGGAAGCGCTCGACCAAGGAACCCGCCTCCTGAGGGAGCGGCTGCACGCGGCAGAACGGCCGATCGCCAACCTCCACGCCTGGTATGCCAGCGCTCACCGGGATCCCGATAAGCGCCGCGAGCCGTTCACAATGGAGGAGTTCTGCTGGTTCCTCCCGCCGAAGGATCAGGACGCTGCCGAGGGACCGCCTGCTGTAGCCGGTGCAGCGATGCTGGCCCTATGCGAGGCAAGGCAGGTGCCAGGCTTTGCGATGGCCTTCTACGACGCCCTGGCCACCGCCGGGGAAGGGACGCCACCGCCCCCACTGCTGGCCCTGCTGGCAGACGATGCCCTACTGCTCGCCCCAGTGGAACATCAGGACGGCTGGCGGGGGCTGCTACTGGCTGAGGAGACTGCAGCGGGACTGGAGCGAACCTTCAGGCTGGCGGATGATTCGCAGCGGCTGGTGACCCTGTTGGTGCCACCCTCTCCCGATGCTGCAGCGCCAGCATGGGCGGCGGCAGATTCATGGCTGCCCATCGTTCAATCTCCCGGTAGCAATCCTCAACCGCCTGCGCTGCTGCCTGAATCGACGTGAAGTAACCCAGCGACCACCGCCGACCAGCCCACCACACCCGAGCCTGATACGGGCGGTGTGCGTTATGGGGGCAGTGGGAAACGCCGCGAGGGTAAGAAGCCATGCCCCAGCTTTCCCACCTAAGCCGCTGCGGAGGCTTAAGCCGCGGCGGGAACCTGCGAGGTAACGCACCGGCAAGGCCGGAACGATCATGCCCCAAACGTGGGAACAGGCTTACGGGTTCCGGTTCTTCTTTGTGCCGATGAAGTCGGCATCGGTGGACCTGACTCAGGTAACGCTCGGTGGCCTCGGCACCGGCAAGTTCATCAACAACACTACGCTGCAAAGCTCCTCCGCCACGGTGATCACTGCCGGGACTGGTGACAGTTTCGCGCTGGGCGTGGGCACCAAGGCGATCACCAATGCCGCCCTGGCATCCAACGTGGTCACCTTGACCTTTGCGGCTGCTCATGGCATCGAGGTAGGCAAGCGGATCGCCGTGAAGGATCTTCCTGCTCCCTTCACCAGCCTCAACGGCTCGTTCGTGGTGGCCTCGGTGACCACCACCTCCCCGTTCACCCTGACTTACGCCCTCACCGGCACCAACATCACCTCAGCTGCCGTATCTGCCGGTGTGGTGGCCCCCTCGTTGCTGCTTGACGGCACCGATGCACCGTTCCGCCTGCTGGGGCTGAGCAACCTGCAGCCCAGCAACAGCACCAACAAGGAAAGCGTCATCATCTATGACGATGAGGCAGGTTCCTACGACACTCCCATCCCCGTGTCTCGGACCAAGGATTGGAGCCTAGAAGGCGCGATGAACTATTCCGATACCGCATGGCGTGCGATGCGGTTCTGCGAGGAGTTCAACGTGACCGAGAAGTTGATGGTCAAATATGCAGTCATCGGCCCCAACAACGGTCGGCAAGTGGAGTACGGGTTTGCGTTCTTCGAGAACTACCAGCCGCAGCAGGCGGCGGGGACCGTGATCAAGTTCCAGGTGGCGCTTGCGGGCTACGGCAAGGTGGGCCTCGATCTGCTCTGATCATGGCGATCACTGTTCGGGGGGAGACGTTTGAGGGCTATAACAAGCCCAAGCGAACCCCCCAGCACGCCACCAAGAGCCATGCGGTGCTGGCTAAGGAGGGTGAGAAGGTCCGGCTGATCCGGTTCGGTCAGCAGGGGGTGAGTGGTGCCGGGAAGAACCCTCGCACCGATGCGCAGAAAGCCCGCCGTGCGAGCTTCAAGGCCCGCCACGCTGACAACATCGCCAAGGGCCCGATGTCAGCAGCCTGGTGGAGTTCGCGCACTAAGTGGTAGGGAGGATCCTGATGATAGGCCCCGGTCCTGCCGGGGTTTTTTCATGCCTGCCGTACTTGATGGGTACTTGACGGGTACTTGATGCCCTTACGCCTCAGCACTAAACAGCTGGCTGACCCGCTCCATGCGCTTGGCCCAGGTGTCGCCACCTTCGCGGCCCTTGCATGGATTGATGCAGGCGGGGTCGTTGACCATGTTGCACACCAGCCCCGCCAGATCAAGCTCTGAGGCTTTCTTGCCGGTGCCTGACCAGTAAAGCTGCTCACCTAGCCATAGGGCGCCGCAGCGTGGGCAGGAGCGGGCTTCCGTGACTGGGGCTTCCATGGCGGGCGGGCAGTGTTGCGGCAGGTTTCCGGGGTGGGCGGGAAAGCTGGTGCATGAGCCTGCCCACGACCGCCCAAGGCATCTACGACCTGCTAGCGGGCGATGCGGTGATCAGCGCAGCCTTGGGCACGTACACGCCTCGCGGCCAGAGCCCTGTCCCCGCCATCGCCGTGGTGCGCCGCAATGAGCAGCTACCAGAGGGGGTGGCTGTGGCTGGCCTGGAGGTGGTGATCCTCGCCAACCCCGATTACGGCACCGTGCCGTACCTCACCGGGGAGACGGGACTGAACCCCCAGTTCCGGCTGTACGTGTCCGAGTGGTCTGCCCTGCAGGTGGCACCGCAGGCGATCACCAATGCCGCCCTTGCGTCAGGCACGGCCACCCTCACCTTTGCAGCCGCCCATGGCATCGGCGTAGGCAAGCAGGTAGCCGTGAGCGGCCTCCCGGCCCCCTTCGCTGCCCTGAATGGCACCTTCACGGTGACCGCTGCCACCACGGCCTCACCATTCACCCTGAGCTATGCGCTGGCGGGCAGCACCATCGCCTCTGCTGCAGTGGCCGCTGGCGTGATGACCCCTTCGCCCGCAACCAGCCTGCTGGCCCTGCCGGCGCTGACGCAGCGGATCATCAGCCTGCTGCCGGGGTGCCGAGCGGTGCCGATCAGCGGGGATGCACCAGGGCAGGGGCTCGGGGTGCTGGATCAGTACGTCATCAGTTGGACCAATCCTACCCAGTACGTCGTAACACCGGAGAGCTGAGATGGCAGGCAATGAGTGGGTTGTCAAGGTTACGGCCGATGTAAAGGGCGTGCTCGATGCCTCGCGGCAGATCGGGCAAGCGGGGAAGCAGGCGGGGCAGGAGTTCAAGCAGGGGTTCGGCGGCAACGACAAGATGCTGGAGAAGCTGAGCGGGCAACTGAAAGAGCTGGATAAGGGCGTTAATTCAAACGTCACCACACTTGGGGGTCTCAAGACCAGGCTTAGTGAACTAGATCAAACCCTGAACAAAGCCGCCATCGGATCAAAGGAGTTCGTGGCGGCTCAAAGGCAGATAGCGCAAACACAAAAGGAAGTTGACAAGGCGTTAGGTGGTGGCGGCGGCATCATCAAGGGATTAGGGCAGGAGCTGAAGGGCTTTGCCTTGCAGGCTGGGGCCGTTCTTTCGGCTGGCTCAGCACTTCAGTTTGTTGGCAAGCAAATTACAGAGCTTGATTCAGCAGGAGCGGCAGTACGGACGCTGGGCGTTAACTCAGACGAGCTTAAGGACAAACTGTTCGACCTTTCGATTGAGCTTGATAGTAATATCAGCCGAGTTGAGTTATTAAAGGCTTCCTACGATGTTGCTTCCAGCGGCTTTAGCACTGTCGCACAGATCACTGACATCCTTAGGGCATCATCACTTGGGGCAGCAGGTGGCTTTGCTGAGCTGAACGACGTAGCCAGGGCGCTTACAGGTGTAATCAACGCATACGGGCTTACTACGGCTGATGCCACAAGCATCGTAGATGGCTTTGTGCAAACTCAAGCCGACGGTGTGATCACGGTAAGGGAATATGCAGAACAGATTGGTACGGTGGCATCTGTTGCCGCCGCTGCAGGCATTCCGCTTGCAGAGCTAAATGCTGCGATTTCTGCCGCAACTCTTAAAGGGGTTCCCGTAGCCCAGACATTTACGGGGATCCGACAGGCGATTAGCTCAATCCTCAAGCCAAGCGAACAGGCAAAGGATTTAGCGGCGAGCTTGGGGATTAGCTTTGACCTGGCAGGATTACAGGCCCGTGGCTTTGGTGGTTTCCTTGCAGACGTACAGGCTAAGGGAGGAGGGGCGGCTGACAAGCTGGCCATCTTGCTTGGGTCAGTTGAAGCGCAGACTGCTGTTCAACCGTTGTTGAATGATGGATTAAAATCGTATAACCAACTGCTCGATAACCAGGTTAACAGTGCTGGCGCTGCAGCTAAAGCGGCAGAGGTGGCAACTGACTCGATAGCAGGCGGCATTAAAAAGATTGAAAATGCAATAAGCAACTTAGCTACAACGGCTGGGGAATCACTGCCCGAAGTCAGCAATTATCTAAGTACACTGGCAAAAATCATTGAGTTGACAGGTAAGTTCAACAAAGAAGTTGCGCCTACTATAGGCGCAGCAGGGCAGGCAAACGTAGCGCCGGTTGTAACCTCTATCACCAATGCAGCCAAAGCGTTCCAGGTTGCAACAAAAGACCTAGACCTATACGAAAAGGCGCTTGCTAGCGTAAAGCTCACTTACGCCAGCTTAATTACGTCGGTGCAGGGATTTATACTAGGAAACGATGGGGCCAAAAAGGCAACCCAAGATTTTCAAAACCAACTGATAGAACTCCTAGGACTTAATAAGCTATTCAATACAGAAAGTGCCAAGCAGCCAGATATAACCGCAAAGGCAAACCAGCAAAAGGAGATTGCAAAGATACTTGCAAAAGATTTACTAGACAAGCAAGCAGAGCATAACAGGCTTGCTTTGATTGAGCTTGATAATGCGATTGCCTTAGGCGCAGCAAGAGACAAGCTTAGCAAAGCGCAAAGCGATTCACTTATTAGCTTACAGCAAGCAAGCATTAACCTTGGCCAAGCGCTTGTAAGCTTAGAGAACTCACGTTTTGGTATCGCTAAAAGTCGAAATGACTATGAGCTAAAAAATGCTCAAGATCGCAAGGCAAGCGAATTTGAGCTAGACGCCATCAAGCGACGTGGCGAACAAATAGAGCAAGCTGCGCTAAACTTTAAGTATCAGGCACTTGTGCAGCAGCAGGCATTACAAACCAACCTGCTAAGTTTGCAGCAACAACAAGCAAGCCTAGAGGCTAACCTTACAGTAAGCACGGCAAGGATAGAGGTAAAGAAAGCAGAGCTAGCCTTGACAGCGGCTCAAAACACGGGCAATGCTGAGGCTGTTAAGCAGGCACAGCTTGCGCTAGACATTGCCAACCTAGAGCTTGAGGGCAAAAATGCGAAGCTGCAAATACTGGGCCAAATTCAACCGATCGAAGAAAGAATCGCCAATGCCAATAGCGAGACGGCCCGCAACGGAATCATTGCTGAAGCCGCCGCAAAGGGGTTGCAGCTCGCTGCTGACGGCACCTTCCAAAAGGTTAAGGACACCGCCAACTCCTTCAAGAGCTACGGCGATTCACTGAAGGTTCCCCTCGCGCAGCAAGGCGCCTTCGCGCAGTTGGCCAAGGATGTGGGCCTCGAAGTGCGGACGACACGGGATGGCTTCGTGCAGATTGGCCAAACCCTTGGCAGAACAAGTAGCCCCGCTGCGAACAACATCAAGACCTACATGAGCGATGCAGCAAAGGCGACCAATGCTGCCCGCAATCAAGCCTCAGCGCTGGCCAACAACATGGGCAACGCTGCAGGTTCTGCCGAAGCCTTCTACCGCTCGCTTGCTGCAGCCTCCGGCCTGCCACCTAGTCGCTTCACGGGCGGCCCGGTGGATGCTGGCCAGACCTACCGCATCAACGATGGCCCGAGCGGCATGTCCCTTGGCCAGGAGGCGTTCCTGTCAGCTTCTGGTGCCCTGTCCCTGCTCAACAGGCCAGCCAACAGCCTCTGGACGGCACCCTCCAGGGGGACGGTGATCCCTGCCAACGTCACCAGCCGCCTGAAGGAATCAGGAGCCCTCGGCGGTGGTGCTGCCGTGCTGCGTGGTGGTTCCGATCCGGCGGTAGCGCATCTGGCGCTTGCGGTTGGAAACCTGAGCCAGGAAGTAGCCGAACTGAGGCGCAAAGCGTGGAATGTGTCGGTCGGGATGCGCGGCGATGGATCCGGCCTGAGGTTGGCGCAGACCACGGCGCGGATGTTCTGAGGGTGCCCCGATGAGCATTCAGCTCAGCTATGGCGCAACTACCCTGACCCTGAGATACCTCCAGGCACAGCCTTTTGGTTATGAGGAGACAGAGACAGAGCAGGGGCTAACGGCGCAGCGTTTTGTCGTGTCGGGCCTTTGCGCACCAGCGCAATGGGTCACGGTTTGCAGCATTTTTGATGCTTGGCAAGCGGCCAAGATCCTTGAGGCACCCACCATCGCCAGCCGAGCAGTAGGGGCCACTGTGTCCCTTACTTGTTCTGCCCGTGGTCGGAGCGTCACTGGACTGGGGTGCTGGGTTACAGGTGCTCCGGCTAGCGAAACCGTTGGAGGGTGGGAGAAGGTCAATTTCACGCTAGTTAATGCGGCCCAGAAGTTGGCGGTGCTGTTACGGCAGAACGAGAAGGGCAGGCTTGCCGGTGATGCGTTCTTGCCCGCCTACGGCACAATCACCCTCGGCACCACCACGCTGGCGCTGCTGGATCAGCCCGAGGGCTTCGAGGATGGCCCAACCCTGG